GTACCAGTAAAACGGCGAGTGTACTCGTTACCACCACTAACCAGATCAAGCCCAAGATAGTCAACAAATATACCCAGATCTCGCTTACATTTTGCTTCATTTGTTAGATCAGATCCTAGTGTTTCTGCGGGAAGTCCTGATGCATCAGCAGCAGTAAATGCATCGGTAACAATCTGAACCAAGACATTGATTGCAGACTCTACGTTAGCACATGAATTAGGATCAATCGTGATAGTAGCATCAGTGATTGTCAACTCATTCTTCATTGCTTGGATCATCAGATCCCTAGCAGCATTATATGCGTCATTCGTAGACAACACTTCACTAATGATGTAAGAGAATACACCACCTTGGAAATACTTCAGGGTGAACTTACGAGTATACTCGTTACCACCTTTTACAAGGTCAATACCAACGTAATCAACTAGAAGACCGATGTCACGCTTACACTTTGCCTCATCAGCAGGATCAGCGGCATTAGCACCAGCCTGCATTGCAGTCCAAGCACTATCAATAATTTCAGTTCTGTTCTGCTGGATTAGACGATATGCATCCTTAAATCTGTATACAGGATCGTCTGCAGGGTCGCCAGGGAAGAAGAAATCAGGGTGTGCTACAGCAATCTCTGCTGCTGCCCTATCAACAATTTCTCTCTTGTTCTGTTGGATTAGGCGATATCCATCTTTAAATCTATATTCAGCTTCTGTTGTACCATCACCACCAGGATAGAAGAAGTCAGGGAATTGAATTGCGAGATGTGCTGCAGATTTGTCTACAATCTCCTTACGATTCAACTGTACTAGACGATATGCGTCAGCATATCTAGACCCATCATCAGATGCAGCATCACCAGGATAGAAGAAATCGGGGTGTTGTACGAAAATTTCTGCAGCAGAACGATCAACAATAAGCTGTTTATTCGCTTCAATTAGATTACCAGAATCAAAATATCTAGATTCGGGATTAGCAGTCTCTACAAGACCAGGACGGTTATCAATGTAGTGGTTACCAGGCATCAGCATGATGCTGAACTGGTCAAACCTATCATTATCCTTACCAGGTAGGTAAGAGTATCGTGCTACCTCAAGGAATGCCCTCTGGATAGACTTAAATGGACGTAATGGGGAGTTACCTCTATTGTCTAACTCATCTGTCGCATTAAAGTCATCTGGCGATACATATAGATACTTACCTGTTTTACTTGAGTAAAGATTATCAAGTCTTGTAAGAGGCATAATTAACCCGTTCCTTCTAGGACTATTCTTCTGGATTATTTATACAATAAAACCTCCCCTTGCAGGGAGGTTTCATAGCACACGGAAGGGGTTTGGTTTGGCAGTATCGCCAACTCCTCCACCTGGACTCGAACCAGGGACAACAGAATTAACAGTTCCGTGCTCTACCAGCTGAGCTATAGAGGATTGTTTGCCTTCTCTTCCTTCTTTTTTTGATAGTAGAGTTTGTAATATCTACGTTTCATTTCTTCAAGAGTTTCCATGTCTTCTTTCAACCCCATCCATTTGAGATTTTGATAAGATCCTTCTAAATCGCTGATGAGAAGAAGGATATTCATGGAGGTCACTGGACGACCACTAAAATTGTATTCATCCAGTGATTTCATAGTTAAACCAACCAGTAATTATGTACTTATCTTCATTCGGAGCAACTTCACCTCTATGAGTATAAGTCCAGTCTGCAGGCCATATCAAGGTTTTACCTTTCTTCGCTCCTACAGTTGTGTTTTGGTGATAGAACTGTGTTCCACCTCCATTTTCAACATCATTTAGATATGTCATCCAAACAAGATGTCGATCTCTCATGGGAGAATTAGCATCACACCGCTCTGTGTGCCAATCATAATACCCCTCACCTGGTTTGTACCATTGGATATTGATACCTTCAGTCAAACCCCAAGGAGCATATTCATTACACCATGGGAATTTTGCGATATATTGATCAGCACACGAAATCAATTGATTTAGATATCGCATGATTATAGGAAATTGTCGCTGTTCTGAAGGAAATACAGAGAGATCTGTGGACTTTTTACCCACTTTTCCTCTGCTGCCATATACAGTACCAGGACCGCGATTCATACTTGAGAAACGAGACTCATGAAAGAATTTAATGAGATCATCACAGACAGAAATGTCTTTAATGTAAGTTTCTAAAGCGAATTGCATAATTTCCTAATGTCGATGAGAGGACTTGAACCTCCACGAGTTACCCCACCAGAACCTAAACCTGGCGCGTCTACCAATTCCGCCACATCGACTGGAGCCCCCGACAAGATTTGAACTTGCGACAACCGCTTTACAAAAGCGGTGCTCTACCAGCTGAGCTACAGGGGCATACGTTTGAACTCAAACTCTCCAAAACGACCACCCCAAACTTGGTTTACAGTTCCTACAAGGAATCCACGATCAACCACATTATAATAGTCTATGCCAAGAGTTGCCTCATTTCTGACATAGGTCATTTGATCTCCCTTGTAGGGAACCAAGCACTCACAACCGTCAATAGAACCGTTAAATTGGTTTTTATTTGGGTCGTAAGTCATAATTGTATCACACTTTTGCTTGTGTGTCAACCCCTTGTCGTACTTGATTTGTTCTAGATTCAGAGCACCCAAATAACGATATTTCTCAAAATCATAATTAAGAACCCTAATTTGACCATTAGGATCTTCAATTGCTTCTACGATAAACTGCCTGTAAGGGGCATGTAGTTGATAATTGTAAGCTTGTTCGCCATAGAACATAGCGTCCGTTCCAGGCACTTTGTGGTGCTGTAGACGCACCATAGCAAACCTAGCGGGGTTTGAAAATGCCTGGACTTTATTCTCCCATGTTCCTTCAAACCATTCTATAAATTGTTCAATCATCTTTGGGTAATAGTTCAGGATCATTAACTTCAATATCAAACATCAGAGGATGACATTCCTCTTCAGCAAGATATGAAGAACATTTATATAATTCTTCGTCATCCCAGTCACGACCTTGCAATGCTTCAGTCTGAACTGATGGGTGCTCTTGAATAATTAGTGGGAGTTCGTCAAATGTGTAGGGGATACTCTGTATGAAATACATACGTACCACACTTCCCATATAAAAAACGTATGCTTGAGATAATGAGTATTTCATAACATCTTGACTACGTTTTTATTTAGTCACCAACCGCTATTATATCACACAAACATTCCTTTGTCACTCATGTAATGTAATGTGTCATGCATGTTACCAAGATGCTTGGCACCAATAGAAACTTGTGGATATGTAGCTTCGTTTCCAAACTCTGCTTCAAACGCTCTTTGAGTAAAATGTTCGTTGAGTTTATACTCGTGAAACTCTCCTCCGATAGACTTGAGTAGTGCTGCAATACGCTCACACTCTTGACTGCCGTTACTGTAGATTACTGCTGTGTTCATATTCGATTACCAGTTTTCTATGAGTTGTGTTTTTACTAGAACAGAAATAATACTTTGCTTCACCACCTAATATTCTGCATATATTATCTAGTTGTATTTCAAGTGCAAACTTTTCATCATTCTCATTTTTCATCAGGGCGTCCTCCAATAGCATCCCACATTTCTTGAACCATATCTACTGCTGGTGGTGCCTGATAATGTGGCGCTGTTGTAGATGCCCACTCATCAATTACTTGTTGTGTGGGAATAGCAATTCTAAAAGGTATATTATCATCTTCAAATTCCTTATTCATATCAATATATGTTTGAGGAGTGATCTTAATTGTCATAGCACTTCTTGCTCTGGGTTGAGGTTTTTCACAAATTGCACAGGATCCTTTTCAGACTTATGTACCCAATGATAGCGCATCATCTCAAAAATAGGGTCCCATGTAGCGATACAAACATAATCAGTCACGTTGCCTCCAATCCGAGGGTTTATCTTGCTGAAACCAATCCTTAATATCATCAGCATCAGTGAATCCCTTCTTATGGTTGGATGGATCGGGATCTCCTAAACCCATCCTATTCAGAAAATCATCAGTGCTTCCTTCTTGAATATCTTGAGCAGCTTGGCGTCTTGCCATTTTTAACATCTCATTAGCAGATGTGTTTGCTTTTGCTAATTTTTGTGCCCAAATCATGTCATCTAGTTTTACATCGTCATTATTTGCTATACGTTTACAAATAAATTCCAGTCGTAGTCGGTATTGTGTAGATAGCATACTCTCACTCAATTTCCCTTTAGTATTTAGTTACATCAACCTTTTTGGAGATTTTTTGGGGGCGATTTTTTTTCGCAATTTCTGTAACCGAAGGTCGATTTTCAGTTGAGGAAAATTGACAGTGCTTTTACAGTCATCGTACCACCTGCAGTTACATTCAATGTACCTACTTTATTAATGAAGAAACTATTACCGATTGAAGCAGTGACACCAATACCACCAGCAGATTTCATCACCATACCCATCGCATTCGGTCCCAGATCAAGTTTATATGTTTGTGTTGGATCAGTTGTAGCGGCTGGTCCTTTAAGACCGACAATTTTCTCTTCTTTTGGACCAAAAATTGTGCTATAAGATGCTCCAGCCAGCTTGGTATACATTCCACCAGTTGTAGACTCGAAGTTAAGGTTACCTAATGCTCTAACACGATAACGTCCCCTAGCATCGACTTCATAATTACCTTGAATTCTATGAGTAACAGTACCAACAGAGTTAATAACATGGGTAGCACCAGGTTTAGTCTGTTGATCAACAACAACTTCACCAGATCCTTTTGTAATCTTACGACCATCAATATTTTCGTTCAAAAATTCTGCATCAAAGGTGATATCACCTGCAAATACATTGAACTTACCGCTACCATCACCAACCTCAATGTTAACAACTTCACCTGCTTTAAGAGTTAATGTCTTAATAGCATGGATGATAACGTTATCCCCCTTAATACCACACTCATCTCCCTGTGCTTCAATAGCAACCCCTCCTTCGGCAAAGACAGAGTATGCAGGATCTGATTTTGAGGCAGAACCTGTTCCTGTTCTACCAGATCCTGTGCGTTCCGATGTTCCACCAGTTGCTTGAATTGCAATTGATCCACTAGCTTTGTGTAATTGATCACCAGTATTGAGAATTAATTTACCACCACAACCTGCCTGACCTGGAACGCCAGTAGAGAAGGTCATGTTGCCGTTCTCATCAAAGAACATGGCACTTTGCCCATTAGTAACGGTATAACCTCCTGGTTGCCCGTCAGCACCCTCCCAACTCATGCATGTCCAACCATCAGACACCCAGTGAACTGTTGGTTTTGCTGAACAAAATTCATCTTCTGATACTGCAGATGTTCTACCACCAGCAGGTTCTTTAACAGGTTGCCCTGAACTAGCACCTTGGTGTTGATTATCAGTATGATTTGATGGATGTGATGGCATTATGGGCAATCAATATAGAGACCAGTTCCGATCTTAACAAGTCCTCTGCTGTTAAGATCTTCGGAGGAGAGACAGATCATGTTTGGTAACACAATAGCACCAGATCCTCCGCCACCAATTAATTTAATAATTGGTGATTTTTCATATGTTGTTGTTCTATCTTTAATTTGAACAGAGGTAACATAACCTCTATCGTCAATGATAGCAGTTGCTCTGCCTTCCTTACCATCTATGTATACCTTTGGAGCAGACGTATATCTAATACCTGGAGAAATGAGAGTAAACGAATCAATGATACATTGTACGTCATTTGTAGTTGCAAGATTACGCTTGTATCCTAAACCAGATCTAGTAACTCTAACTTCAGAAACAAATCCTTTGGTATCTAGAAGAGCAATAGCAGTAGCACCAAATCCTTCACCAGAAACGATGACTTGAGGTGCTTCAGCATATGACTCACCCGTGTCTGTGATGGGAATACTAACAATAGATCCATCGCCACCAGTAATAGGATTGCCTGCCCTTGGCTTGTTCGGAACATATGGATCAGGTGTGTTCGCATTATCAGCATCATCAATACCATCGCCAGTAAGATCTTCAAATCCACCACTAGAGAAGATTGTTGCATTAGTTGATGCTTCAGTTCCTAGAATCTGGAATGTTAATTGTTCCGCAGGTTCTTTTCTTTCATCATCCAAGATACCAACAACAACTTGTGCTGTGTTGTCAACAATCTTAAACGATCCTGCAGTAGTACCACCAACAAAATCATTGGAGTCAACATCACCAATAATAATCCAGTTAAATTCTGTACGATCAGGGATATTTGTACTGGTAACAGTAAAGATGATGTCTTCTCCCTCAATATATGCAAGTTTGTCGCTGGTAACAGAGATAGTAGGATCTTCAACAGCATTCTCTGGTCTATCAGGGAATATAGTTGACTCATAGTCTGCTGCAATGTCTACATCAGCAAACGATCCAGTATCAAAGTTATCATCAGACAGACTTGAATTTCCTGGGTCAAACAGAGTAAATCTGAATGTTTGAGAATCATTCAATTCGATATCCTCATTCATAGGAAGAGATACCGTAGCACTACAACGTGGAATGTCAATAGTTTGTAAATCTCCATTTTCGTCAAGAAACTCTTGAGTAAGAGTCTCAAATTCAGTAACCTTAAGAGTTCCTATCAAAGATGGGTTAGTAGCATTAATATATTCTTCTACTATATCACCAGTCAATGCATATGTCAATACACTACCACTAGGTACGTTGGAAGTATTGATAGTATATGTTACTGTCCCACCGCCAGCTACAATAGTTGGATCTACAATGACAGAGTATACTCTACTACCATCAAATGTGATAGGCAACACCACATCATCATCACCGTCATCGTCGTCATCTGGAAAGATATTTGGGAAATCATCATCGTCTTCATCAGGCAATTCAGGTCCATCATCATCGTCGTCATTAATTGGTACAAGATCTGGATTGAATGGCGGTGTGTCCTCTCTACCAGGACCAGGAGGTACTGGATCTTGGTTGGGAATAGGAATAGGTTCGTTAGGAATACCACCAACAAAAATAATCCTGGTTGGTTTGGGATCCAAGTAATCAGCTGACTCTTCGCAATAGAATCTTTCTCCAGTATCACCATCGGCAAGATTGTCTAGAAGATTGTCTAACCAATCATCCTCATCATCTTTACTGCAGTCAGTACATACAACAGTTGACTTTGGACAGCTACTACTAGGACCACTACATGAGATACCTAGGAATGACATTACCTTTCCGATAGCACCACCAATCATGTTTAGAGGTGATGCTAATATTCCTAATATACTTTGCAGTGGTCCTAATATACTACTGATTAAACCTTCCAGAAGTTCTAGAATTTTGTTGACGATACCCTCAACTAGGTTGATGACAGCACAAGCAGCAGGAGAGAACACATCCATGATGAAGTCGAACAGCAGATTTGTTAAGAATCTTGCCAACATGTCAGTGATATTCTCAATAGAACATCCAAGTGCCTTAAGAATTTGATCAAGAACTTTCTGCACACCGTCTAATAGACGACCTTTCTTACCAATACTCTTCTTTGTTACTTTTGGATCTGCAGGTACTTGCTCCTTCAGTTGAAGTGCTCCTTGAATGCCTAGGAGACCATTAACTAGGTTTTTGATACCCTCACGTAGATTCCTAATAATCTCTGACTGGGCACGACCCATCAGACTACGGACAAGTTTAGTAACCCTACCAATATGATGTCTTGCAATAGATACTTTATCATACAAGAATCCATTGATTTTACTGACATAGAAGTCACCTAACTGTCCACCAGATGCTTGGTTAGCAGCAAGCATATCACCAATGATATTCTGTACCTGCTTACCGAAGTTACTCTCCGTACCGCACTTGGGGTTAGCAATAGTAACACAGTTCTGGGATCCAGTAGGATTGGTTTCACTATGCTTGCCACGTAGTGCCATAATAATAGCAGGAGGGTTTATACGATCCGCTGCCGCTACTTCACCACCTTTAATGTTAGCACCAGTCTCTGGATCCTTTCCATCTTGAGCATTTTGAGGGTAATGTGCTACTGCTTTGGCTTGACTACTAGTAACAGTTTTAAGATTTCTAGATCCGTCGCCACCAGCAACTGGGTCATCATTGTCGATGACAGTAGCACCAGCAGTGTGCCCAACAGACCCCATGATGATAGGTCTCTGCTTATCATTGTCAAGGAAGAAACCAATGACCCAGTTACCTGCTCGCAGCTCTGCTGTAGCGCCAGTCACACCACCATCACTGAATGGCGTGGTCACAGGCATAACTACGTTTGCCCATGGTAGTTGCTCTGTCGGTGTCTTCTGACCTTCTCTTAAATGTACGCCAACAATACGCACACGATATCTACCAGACTTTTTAGGGTCGCTTTCTCTCCCTGTCTCAACCTGTCCGATCCACCAGTTGAAACCATCAGCGCCTATCTGATTAGTCGATATAAATGACGATAGAACTGGATCCATACCAATACTTTTATTTTTATTTAGTCTCTACATCAGAGGGTTCGTCTGGCATGCCATAAGAATCCCTTACTAAAGTAAGATATGTATTTGCTTTTGCATTCAAAACATCAGCGGAGTGCTGCAGTTTTGCAATCAAATAAGCACCGCTATGTTCCTTGTCATAAATGTCATTCTCTTCTCTTTCTGATGAAGGAATGTTATTAGGAATCATAATCTCAACTGTCTGTCCCGCACGTAGATCTGGTCGGAAAGGTATTTGAATAAAGACTTGCTGGTTGTTCTGTGATTGTTTTCTAGCAATCGACTGCGCTACGACATACTTCTGCCAATCAGGAAACTCTGCTGTGTTCTTCTTACCACCATCTGGTTTCTCTGGTGATGCTACTTCCACACCATCAAACCAAGTCTCATGATCCATCAACACAGACATGATTCTACTAGGAGTTGCTGCAAGATCAGCCTGACCTTTAGCAAGACCAGACTGGGATCCTAGATGCTCCATGTCATCAAAGCGATCACCTAAATTATAAACATACTCTTCATAAGCACCAGTGCTATAGTTATAGAAACAAATAACATTAGAGAACGTACCCATTCTCAACTTGGATAAGATGTCAATCTCCTGTTGGAAGTCAATGTCAAGGATTTTACGGCGAGCATTCTGTTGATTGAGTTGATCATTCTCTTGAAAGAATGTCTCCACAGGTGGATTAGTTTCGATAGAGTTTAGTGAGTCAATTGATCTAAAATGATATCCATCATAGTTTTCGTAGAAGTAATACCCTGCACTACCCTTTGATATTTGTAATTCTGATGTTGTACTAGAACCTGAAGGAAATGTCTTCTTATCTTCAGGTACAGTTCTCTCTTTCAACGAGCTGATAATAGAGAAAGGTGTCTTCTTACCTGGCAAGAAAGTTACCTTAAACATAGAAGGATCATTGAGAAGTTTCTTTGCAGTTCCTAACTTTTCTGTTATTAGTTGAGATACAATGCCTTCTGCTTTACCTGATAGCCTTTCTCCTAATCTAGTAGTTTCATTGACTAACAGTTCATTAGAAACCAACCCAAGAGAATACTCTTGATACCTATCTGCAGAAAAGCGATTGTATATCTTTGACACCTTCATGTTCAGTGTCAATAGTTCTTCATCAGCAGCACCAAATACCAGTTCAACATTCTCATATCCAGAAATAGGAAGAGAAGAAATAATATTTGCTGCGTTGTCAACGATGTCTAGGTTGACAGAAATACTTGGCATGTCAATGTCTTCAAAGTATTGAAAACTTTTGATCAACCCTGTTAGTGGCACTTCAGTTCCATCTAGACCAGTAATAGTTGCCTCTTCTAGTTTTAAACTAGAGGCATACGGAAACTCTTGGTTATTATCACTCATGTGGTCACACCATCAACTGCAAATATTGATTTAGATAAAGAAGAAACAGCAGGAGGTACTGTAGATCCCTGTGATGTAGGAACCGCACCAGTAGCAGCAGATTGTGTTTGCTCACCGCCCATATTTATCATTGCTACTCGTGCTTTTTCTTCTTTACTTGCACCACGCAATGTCTGTGTTGGATCTACTTTAGTTGCTGGTGGTTTAGTTACTGGTGGTTTGATACGTTCTTCTCCTGCTTTCATTAAAGATTTAACTAGATCAGCATTAGATCCACCCTTCGTCTCAAAACGTTGCCTACCCTGGAATATTTCAAAACCGTTAGTAGTTTTATATGCATTATATCGTTCACCCTTATGCATAAAGTGTATTCTTTCTCCTACCTTTGCTCCATAGCTACTGCTAATTTTTTGTGCAGAATCTGGTTGTGCTTCTAGATCTGAAGTATCTGGTGTTGCCTTTGGTTCTGGTTTTTCTTTTACTAATGGTCCTGGTTTTGATCCTGGTTTTGCATAGGCAATACTATATCCCTCACCAGTACCAAGATAATTTTTAGCTGCGACACTTAAGTCAAGCATATGATTACTTGAGTGCCCTTCCACTCCAGGTCCAACATCATTAACCCTAACAACAGCAGACTTTCCTGTCTTGGTATTAGTTACAACTACATTAAAAGGACTCTTGAGAGTTCTACCACCAGGAAATTTTGCTGCAGGAACTGTCATATTTTTGGGAAGAGTTTTTAGTAATGGAGGAAATGCTGCCGCAGAAAAAACATCTTCCTTATATCCTTCACCAGTAGATGTAGCAGGCAATCCTTCAGCAGTCTTATGCCCACTAGCATTGATACCACCAAGTGATGGATCATAGTAAGTTGTCTTGGCACCAGTGCTAATCATCTCACCAGCCTCTCCCGATCCTGTAGTAGAAGGATTATGTGTGTCTTTTGGTGGTGGAGGATCGTTATCTGGATTGAACAGGTTTTTTAGACCATCAAATACTTTTTGGAATACATTTTTCTTTTTCTTTTTCTCTTCATCACCACCACCACCAGTCAAGATAGAAGGTTCTTTCTTCAAACCTTCACCAGCCTTTGCTTTACCTACCAATGATTTAGGTAAGTCAAATACACTGGCGAGTGGAGTGATAACTTTTGCCATCTCACTAGCAACCTCGGGACTGTCTCCAGATAGTCGTTTGACTAACTCACTACTAGCAGCCAACGCCATACCACCAGCAATCTTTGTTGGTAATGCCATAGCATCTACTAATGGTTGTTCCAGACTACTATCTGCCATCAGGTTAGGTATCTCAATGGGAGATGATTTACCCATAGGAGTTCCCTCTTCATAACTGTTATTGACATTAGAAAATGATTTACCCATCTCATAACTGTTATTGACATTAACATTCATAGGAGGAACCATAGGTTCTGATGGTGTTGGTCTTACCTTACCATCAACCGCACTTGGTTCTCCTTGCGTGTAGTTATTGTCTAATGGTACGATTGCCTCATTACCATGTAGTGTCAAACCAGGTACTTTATACCCACTATCAGGTCCAGATAAGATAGCACCTCGCTCTGCTTGTGGACCTTCTTTGACATCATTCGATGGTGATTCATCATCTGATCCTGGATTATAATCTAGTTTTATATTAGATGCCGCGTCCTTTAGATCTTTTGTATCATCAGTGGTGTCCTCTGCGATATCAGTGGTAACAACTTTGGCTTGTTTTTCTAGATTGGATTCTTTGACCGTTCCTTCTGCATCATCAGTTTGTTTTTTCTTCAATGCAGTCTGTGCATTGATTGCTTCAGCGATCTTGGTTAACTTGTCCTCAATACTATCTGTTCTTTCACTCAACTGATTAACAATATCAGTCTTCATTGCATGAACATCAGAAGCAACCTGTTTAGAGTCACCGATGCTGTTGTTAATAGACTGTGCTGTCTTGTCTAATGACTGGGCAATAGCATTGATTGCCTGGAGAAGGTCTTCTCTAGTTGCTCTCTGCTTGTTACCAGATGCTGCTTCCGCTACTTTCTTTTCAGTTTCAGCAAGCATCTTCTCTTGAGAAAGAGACTGTCTCTTCTGCTCAAGCTCAAAGGGAGATATCTTTTTAGGGATTGCAGGTGTCTCTGCTTTTACACCTTCAGGTGGTCTCTTTGCACTCTGAAAATTATAGTTATCAAATTGGTTACGGAATCTCTCAACGTCAGACAGTTTCTTTATGTCTTTACCGTCAGCGTCTCTATTGTCTACAAAGTTCCAGAACTGTGCCTTTGGATTCTTTAGCAGTTTGACACGATCAACTGCCTTTTCAATGTCTTGCTTCTTACCACTGATATATGATCCACCAAACTTATTCTTTAGTGCTGCCTTAAAGAAGAAACCTTTCTCTACACCTGCTTCTTCTAGGCTATCATATCCTGCTTTCTTTGCCTTTTCTTCTGCTGCTTCTCTCTCTTGTCTAGCAAATTTTCTTGCAGCAAGAACCTTCGAGATCATACTACCAATATGATCCTTACCTGGTTTTGTTGTATCTGTAAACCCTTCGGTAAATGCTGCCATTTATTAGATTCCCCCTAGATATTTAGTTGAAGAGAGCGATATACATTGCTGCTTTTCCTGGAGCAACACCCATTTGAGGTCTAATTACAGATTTATCACGAGGTACATCTACAGTTGGTTCTGGTTGTGTTTGTGGTGGAGACATGACAATGATAGTCTGTGCCATTGATTCTGCCTCTTCATCATACTCCAACACTTCAGGTACAAAGGTACGATAAGTTTGAATTAATTCAGATGGTGTACCAGCATCATTCATTGCCAATAGATGATCAAGAACTGGTGGTACACCATACACCAAGTTCTTCATAACAACTTCTGGACCTTCCTCACCAACAGTGATCTGTTCTTGACCTGACATACCAGCAACACCACCTGTTGCATATGCAGGACCACCTTTTTCAAATAAATCAAAATCTCTATTGCCGCCCTCTTTCTTCATAGCAGAGAAGTGCATCGCATCTTTCACACTATTCCATGCACCACCCCATCCTAGTCCATGCTTTGCAGCAATTTCACCGATGTTGTCTGGCATGTCAGTAACTAAATTGTTACCAGTAGGGTCATATGGATTTTCGTTTGCGTTAATATCAATTGATGCTCCATATGGGTGAGAATATCTATTTTGATCGTAATCAGGATCATCAGGACCAGCACCACCACCAGTGCCTGCATTTCTGAACCCACCAATAGTTCTAATTTCATATCCAGTCGCTTCTAAATCAGCAATGAATCCTTTAAATTGGTTAGCAACAATACTAGCTACCTTAAATGACTGACCATCTTTTGTAGTCAGATTAGTTAGTTTAATACCAGTGTTCCATGGTCTATCATTAATTACACCTGTTGATGTTAAGTTAGAGTTTACTGCGGCCGCAGGTGGAACTGGTTTTCCATCAGGACCTGTTGGTTTGATACCAAAAAATTTAGCAATACGTGAAAAGAAATTACCACTACCTTCATCTGCTTCTTCTAAATCCTTCTTTTCCTTTTCAGTTAACTGCACCGTTTCTTCTCTAAATAGAGGATTTTCTTCTTCCGTTTTTCTAGAAATTTTATTAAGACTATTAGCAACACCATCAATTGATCCACCAACATTTGTTGATGCAAGTGATTTAGGAACATCAAATGCGGTTGCTATTTTTGATGCCTCTTGCTGGAAGCTAGGTGCTACTGTCGCTGCTAGTGGTCCAACATCAGACAATACTTTACTACTAGCAGCCAAGATTGCACCACCAATAGGACGCATTAGATCTTTGTAGAATCCAGGTTCAATTAAAGCCTCGGTGCCATGTAATTCTGGAACACCAGTTCCACTACCGCCCTGCTCAAACTTACCAAAGAATGTACCGCCTGGAGTGATCTTTTCTATAAAACTAGGGGTGTACTGTTTAATTTGTGGTGTGAGGGGTTCAATTTCACGAGCAGCAATTTGTTTTGTGTATTCTGCTTTTGCTTCAAGTTCCTCTGGAGTAGATCTTTGTTCTCCATACATGACTGCCTCTTGTTCTTCTGGAGTTAGATCTCCCCCAGTTTCAAGTTTCATTGTTGCATATTTTTTCTCTTTATCTTTTTCAAGATGAGACATCCTTGCTTCTGCAAGAGGAATCAATCCTAATTCAGCAGCAAGGAAAGCCCACCCAACAGGACCAGGGATAGCACCACCACTAGCAAGAAGACCACCCACAATATCTCCTTTGGCAAATCTTTCTATAGCAAATCCAACACCAAGTGCAGTACCAACGCCTGGTATAAATCTAGAACCTGCTTTAGCAGCTGCTTTAGATGCACCTATTTTAGTTGCTTTTGTTCCTAAAGATTGAGCTACTCTACCAGAACCACCACGAAGGAGATTATTGGTTGATCTCTGAAGTCCACTTGATAATCGTCTAGCACCAGGAATCTTACGCAATTTATTACCAAGACCCATCCTGCCTTTTCTCAACAGGGCTCGACCAGTCTTAAGAGGGTTCCTCATTCTTCGGAGCATCTTACCAA